ATACTAAGGTCAAACATGTTTTGGCCTTTTTTTTATGTGCGGGATAGTTCTTGACTGAACTATTCACGTAGTTTAGGATTTGCGCGAATTATGCAGGTATTTGGAGCAAAATAATGGACGCACAAGTTGAAGCGGAAAAACCGAAAACCAAGAAAAAAATGTTCGGTAAAAAGACAAAAACAAAAATCAAATTGAGCAAAATCGAACCGGAAAAGCAGCAAGGCGAATTGCTAAATTATCCGTCCATCGATAAGGACAATATCAAGGTCACAAAACATCTGAATATAGCGAAAAATTCTACCGGGCTTGATACAGATCGGTTGGGGAACATCGGAAGGTTTGTGAACATGACAGATGAGGAATTGTTTGATGTTGTTCCTATCGGTGGGGCAGGACGTTACAACGGATTGAATGAGGATCAGAAGGATAGCAGATTGGTGCTAGTGCATAGGATGCATTTGCGGGGTTGGACAAATGAACGTATAGCGGAAAAGCTTGAAGTCAGTACACGGATGGTCTGCAAAATAAAAGACCAAATTAAGGACTTACACAAACGGAGCTTTACCAATGTCGATCTAAACGAGTTCCTTGGAGAGACAGTAGCCTTCTTTATGGAGGTCAGGAACATGTCTATGGGAATGGCTACAGACAAGGGTTTTAGTGCCAAGGAGCAGATAGCTGCCCTCAAGGTTGCCTCTGATACCGAAATGAACAAGGTGCGATTCTTGGACTATTGCGGGGTCTTTGCATACATTCGGGGGAACGCTTCTGTGATGGATGATGTAATCAATACAGTGCCAGATTCAGACAAGGATTCTGCTTATGCTGCAATGGATGAATTTGCCCTAGAACTGTTTTCTCCTAAGTAATGCAGAACGCTAAAAAGCTCAGTCAAATGCATCGATCCCTAGCAGGGAAAAAAGATGCTTACTCCCTTGATGTCAGGCAATCAATAGAATGGTATTTGGAGGGAGAGAATATTGTTCGATTGCCTTCACTCATGCTCTTGGAACGCTATCCTGTAACCGTAGAAGAATTCATATTTGAGAAGAAATATTTGGGGCGCGGTACAGAGGTTTGGCCTAAAGTAATGGACTCGATTATTGAGTTGAACAATCCCGGGGGAGATAGGTTAGGTCAGAGATACTATGAAAGCGTATTAACAGGAGGAATAGGAACAGCTAAAACCACAAGAGCACTGTATACAACTGCTTATCAGCTTTATTTACTCTCTTGTTATCGGTCACCCCATCTGCTCCTGTCACAAGACAAGGTTTCAGAAATTTACTTCGTTTTCCAATCTTTGAATGCCCGTGTTGCCCGTGATGTGGATTATGCGCGTTTCAGAAACATGATTGAGGAAAGCGAATATTTCAATACAACTTTTACCTACAGGAAGGACTTGGAGAGCAGACTTGTTTTCCCAAAGAATATTTCTGTGTTCCCTACTTCGGGTGATACGAGCGCAACAATCGGTCAAAATGTTTATGGGGGGTTCATAGACGAAATCAATTTTATGGAAGTCGTTGAAGGCTCACGGAGGCTAGTTGACGGAGGGCAGTTTAATCAGGCTATAGAGCTATATAATTCTATTGCCTCACGGAGAGAAAGCCGTTTTATGCGTCAAGGGGTAGTGCCCGGCATTTTGTGCTTAGGCAGCAGTAAGAATTATCCCGGTCAATTCACTGACAGGAAGGCAGCAGAAGCGCAACACGATGAGGGCATATACTATCGGGATGAAGTGATATGGGAGGTCAAGCCTGAAGAGGTGTTTACAGGCAAGTGGTTCCATGTGTTCATCGGATCGGACACAAAGAAGCCTTATATCATCAATGGGCCTGATGTAAAGAAGACCACCAAGGACTATCCCAACCAAGTGAAGCGGATTCCCTTGGAGTATAAGAAGCGGTTCATCAACGACATCTACAACGCACTCAGAGAGATAGCAGGAGTGAGCACGGTAGCCAAGGCTCCCTATTTCCCCAACGTGGAAGCCCTGAACCTGAACTTTGATACTAAGGTCAAATCAATCTTCTCAAATGACTGCTGTGACTTTGACAGGACAACAACAGCTATCCTCAAGGACGCTATCACAGACCCACACAGACCACGCTTCTGTCATATCGATCTAGGGCTTACGTCTGATGCTGCGGGGTTCTGTATAGGGTACGTGGACAGGTTCATTCATGTGGAGGGGGATGAGGAAGAGACAGGGGGCATGATGCCTCACGTAAGGATAGACGGATTCCTGAGAGTGACACCACCCATCAATGATGAGATAAACTTTGCCAAGATAAGGACAATCCTGTACAGGCTCACTCAATTGGGGGTAGTCATCCGGTGGGTCACATTCGATTCCTACCAGAGTGTAGACAGTCAACAGATACTAAGGAGCAAGGGCTACATGACAGGCACACAGAGCATGGACAAGACACCCCTACCCTATGACCTACTGAAGAACGCACTCAACCAAGGGCGCGTCACATGCCCAGAGGATGCCTACCTGAGACAAGAGATTATCCATCTAGAGCGTACTGATAAGGGCAAGATAGATCACAATGCTTACAATACTAAGGATTTAGCTGATGCATTTGCGGGGGTAGTGTATGGGCTGACAATGCAACGGTGGACATGGGCAAGCTTTGGAGTACAGCCAAGCCCAATGATAACGAGCCACTTCGACAGGGAGCCAGATCGTGAGGGATAATATAGGGTAGCCCTCTTACCCACCCTCGGAAGGATACCACATCATGACAAATAAATATAGTGCATACGTCACATAATGGATGATTGACCTTAGTATCACACGCATATCACACACCCCAAGGGGTAGCCCCTCCCCACCCGTGGTATATTAACATACATTGACAAATAAAAACGAGACATGCATCACAGTATAGGGGGGGCATACGTGATACAATCCGTGGGTGGGTAAGGGGCTGCTCATAGCATACACACATATACATACATATATGCTCTCTCACACTGACCCCATTAATCACTCTGACCCCATTAAACAAAAAAAAATTTCCCTGCCCATCGAAAAAAAATTTTCAAACTTTCGGGGCGCGGGATTTCGCCTGACACGCTCGGATTACCTGTGAAAATTTTGAAATACCCAAGTGATATTTTGTGCAATTTTAAAGGGTTCCGAAATATTTTGGATTTTTTTGAGGTTTCGAATCGGATGCAAAGGAAAAGAGGGGTAATAGTGTTACCCTTTGCACGAAACTTTTTGACCTTAGTATCACAAGGAAGGAGCAGGGGCATTCTGATCAGGAAAAAAATTCGCGACAAAAGAACTTCTGACCCTACCGGAAAATTATTTTCGATTTATTTTCGATATTAGCTTGACAAATAATAATCCATCAACTAAGCTCCTTGTATGAATTAAGTTTTACGGACGAATAACGCATTAGAGCAACGGACATTGCAGGGGTAACGAGGGTGACCCAGATAGATAACGACTCTCACCAAATTAAAATTGGAAGGTTAGCGGGGTTCGATTCCCTGCCAGTGTCAAGAAGCTTCACTATTACGGGTTTACCGTTGAAAGGCACTGAGAGAGAATTCTGGCGCGACTCTTCCACCTTATTTTGTAGTACCGACTTAAAGGGACAGCTAGGGCATGACGCGAAGTCTAGAATTCAAATCATGTACGTGGGTTGTTGAGGTTGCAACCAGTCATTGACCACCATATCATTGACCGTCTGAGAAGCAGGATAGATCGCATACCTGTAGACCTCACGATTTATTGACATGTAGCTCAACTGGTAGAGCACCGCACTGTTAATGCGGAGGTTGCGGGTTCGAAGCCCTCCTTGTCAGCCAAATTTGACGGAGTAGTTTAATTGGCAAAACATCTGTACGGTCTCGCAGTTGATTACTTTAGAGATACGACACGGCAAGATTTCATCACCTTGCTGCTTGGAAGTTCAAGGAAGTTGGTGGTTCGAATCCACCTCTCCCGATTCATTCTGCCTCGGTAAGCGCATTGGCAAAGACCGCAGAACCTAGAGACAAGTTTTGGAGCTAAAAGGTCTCATGTTTTTTGAAAGTTTTTTGTACTGGCTAGTAATCTGAGTTCGATTCTCAGCACGGCAACAATCGTGGATAGTGGCATCAAGTCAAAGACGTTTGGCGCGAAGGTTCGAATCCTTTAGCAGAAAACTTTCAAAAGATTTAACAACACAATTTATCGTGTGGGGCTTGTAACCCCGTGCATCGTTCCCTACAGAACGAGCGTTGGCTAACCGGAGAAGTCCGGTCTTGATAAACCAATGGGTTCTTCTTCCGTAACCCGCACAAAACGGATTTCAAATTTTGTTCCGTTAGAACAGTGGGAGTTCATCGGGTTTTCAGTCCGACCACGGGAGTTCGATTCTCCCACGGAACGCACCAAATTTTTCCAATCACTCAGGAGGTGACGGAAGTGAAAGACCAAGCAAAAAAGAAACAGGGTAATCCCCAAAGCACTTCCCGCAAATGGGAAAAAGCTATGAAGCGAAACACTCACAAAAAACGTAGACAGGAGAAATTTTCATGAGCTATGAAGATGACATTCGGGAACAGATCGAAGATTTCGAAACCCCCCGTGAACTTCACAAGATGGATGACACAGAACTTTTCCAGTACGCGCAAAAGATGGGAGAGGTTGCCTACCGTGTGAATGTCTATGGGCCTGATCGATGCCACAGATTCAACAGGTTTGCACGGCAAGCATATCAGGAAGTGGTGAACCGAATCCAACAACAAGGGTGGTGTTCGTAATGTCTAAATTAATTTGGAAGAAGCTGACACGATTCGGCACAGACACCCATCACTATTCGGGCATCTACAAAATCAGTTCTTACATTTTCAACAGCAAACTGAAAACGGTGGAGCGGAACAAAGAGGTTCCCCGTTACTACCAAGTTTATATTCTGGCTGCTACCAATTGGGGAGACTACGTTGATAAGGTCAAGCAAGAGACTACCATGATGACACTCACGGAAGCTCAAGCACTTGCACAAGCTCACCACGATGAGCACGGTGAACCTGACCCCTTCCGATTGGAGACAGCACAGAAAGCAATTGATCGATTCATGGAACCACAACTTGAATGGTTGGAAAAAAATCAATGACAGATAAATTATTCATCCCCCGTGCGCGGGAAGGAAACAAGCGTTGGTATTGTGGGCCTTACGTCATGGGAGCAGTCACAGGATATTCCTTTGAGGTGATCCGCACGGTCATCAACAAGGCAAAGCGGAGACCACTAACAACCGGAGTGTGTGGGGTGCAACCGTGGGAGCTTCAACAGGCATTTCGTTCCGTGGGTTGGGAGCGTGAACTTCTCTACAGCCACAAGGATGAGGGAGCCACACCCATGAAGCTCAAGGACTGGCTGAAGACCCTGAAGCCTGATGACGATCAATTCTATGTGGTTTACATTACAAGGCATTACGTGGCAGTACAGGGGGGCATGTTCATCGATACGTTCAGCACTCACAAAGTCAATACTGCCTATGCCCCACACCAGAACAAAAAGGTCAAAGAGGTCTACTGCATGTATAAAAGGTAAGTGATACTAGTATCAGAAATGTGAACCAGTTCACTTGTAAAATATTTGTCAATGTCTATACTTTAAGGACTTAAACAAACACGAGCACCACGAAATGAAACACATCACTGACACCTTCAAAAAATTCGATGCCCTTACCGCAGAGTGTGGTTGCTTCGAAGACTTCGATGACCTTGTAAACAAGCGTCACCCTTCTTATGTTCCTTCGCTGATGGTTGCCACTAAATCAAAAGCCCGTTACGAACTGGATCGAGTTGCTAAAAATATCGAACTCGCAACTGCTTATGATTTGTACATGGAGTTGATGGGTGATGACCGTAGAGCTTACAGGTACGGTGGGTAATGAATATCAAAAAAGTAGAAGCGGGAATTTACGAATTCGAAAACGATCATGGCAAGAAAGGATTGATTTTGAAACAGCCCGAAGGTGGGTGGACTGTCTACAACACGGACACTGAATGCACCTACGAGTATGGGCCGACTAAACGATACGCTGTTGAAGCAGCAAAGGAAATGAAATGAACAGCTATAGAATTGGATACTTGATTGGCTACATCAAAGCCAGAAAATATAAATTCACTGTTGCCTATTGGCGCGGATATTTTGCAGGAGCATAATCATGACTATATTAGTTGACACGATGGGAAGCAGCGAAGAGAAGCGGAGAGCGATAAGCGCAATGCTTGGAAAGGCTGAGTGTACTGTTATATGGATTGATGATGACATGCACGTTGCTCTTGGTGAAGGTGTTGGTGACGTTCTACGTGAGGACGCACGGAAGGCACTTGCCAAAGGGAAGGTTGTTGTCTGGGAAGATCGTCGGAAGCAATGGATAAATACTGACTGCATCACAGACACTTCCAAGGAAGGTTCAGAGGTGTGGACATGGGACAAGAGCGGTAACCGTGTCAAGTGTGAGAGGACGTTACACACTCTGCACAATGACGGAACGAGAACCAGTGAAGTGATAGGTACTTGTTGGAGAAACTTTGATTGACAAATATCTTCCCATCAATTAGGATGGAATTTAACTAGGAGGTTTTGCGATGGACGCAAACACAGTAAAAAAATTCGGAAGACGCAAAGCAGGAACTTGGGGAAGAACTTCCAAGCCTGTACAAAAGCGCATTGCCAACAAAGCATGTCGCAAAGCTGCAAAGCGTGACCTCTCGTGAACGAGGAACGTAAACCGGAACCAGACTTTGAGTTTTATTTTGATCCTTCGATTGATCTTTATCGGATGGACTACAAACAAAACTTGGCTGATCTGGTCATGAATTGCTACACGGATTATTTGGAGGACTCTGGTTGTGAGTGAAGTTTTCTATTGCCCTACGTGTGCTGACTACGATTCCAATCGAGAGCACAGAATGGATGATGAGGGTTATCCAATTCAACCGCTATGTAAATTCTGCGGGACTGAGTGTGATGACCTTGCCAATGAATCACGCATGGAGACCCTTGCGGATATGGTCAAGGAAATGGGTGAAGCCCGTGAAACTTATACTGACCTGATCAACAGGGTTCAGGAGTTGACCAACGAGATTCGAAGGGACTACAAAATTGAAGGGGAGTTGCTGTGAAGCTAACAACAAAAGCTTTCGATATGGCAGGACAAGAAAATTGTGATGGGCCAGAATACGACATGATTCAGGAGTGTGCTACACGGATCGTTCTCTTGGAGAAACTGGTTCGTGAAT